ACACTTGCTGGAGATGCATCGACAGGTGATGGTGGACCTTACGGTCTAGTATTGGTCGAGTCTGGCTCCGGAGCCAAGAATGCTTATCTTGCCGCTGTTTGGTATGTCAACTCTGGCTCAATTGAGCTTTCTGGGTCACTTGCCGGTGGAGGTTCTGTTGCGCAGGGAACATATGGACTTTTTGCAAATGAAGGTACTTCAACCGAGCCTGAATTCTTGGCAGTCATCAAGGATCCCGCAGGAAACGTTGTTCACAAAACAGCATTTAACTTTAATAGGAATTCAGACAAGTTCATCAGGGAAGTTTTCAACACAAATCCTCAGTTGGTTAACGACGAGGTTGTTGACGTATCTTCTCTTGCTGAAGGCGAGCAATACTACTGGCTCGGCGAGACTTATGAAGACGGATTCGCTAAGGTCGGAAATGCAACAAATAGGCTTTTAGATCTCGTTGATCCTCATGCAATGATTATTGCACTCTCTGATGGAACAACAGATCGCTCCATGATGAGAAAGAGCTTCGAATACGCACAAACAGGATGGTTTATTTCTCAGGATGTAACAAACAATAATACAGCATACGACCCAAGAAATATGACAAAGTTGTTTAGAATCATCGCTCTTGATGGCGGCGAGTGGTCTCAAGCTAATCTCAAGATTTCAATTGAGAATGTTAGAGCATCGACAAACCTTCAAGATCCATACGGAACATTTGATGTTGTTGTTCGTATGGCAAACGATTCTGATAACGTTGTCAAGTATCTTGAAAGATTCTCTGGTGTCAACCTGAACCCTGCTTCTGAAAACTATATCGCAGCAGCTATCGGTGACACTTATGTTGAGTTTGATACAACTCAGAGCAGATTGAGAGAATACGGACAATTTGTTAATCAATCTAAGTACATCAGAGTCGAGGTTAGAGACGACATCGCAGGTGGTTTGGCTAATCCAGCTTATCTTCCATTCGGTGTCTACGGTCCTAAGCGCCCAGGTGCCATCCGTCTTACTTCTGGTTCTTTGGATCAGACAGCACTTCAGAGCACAGACTCTATTATTCTTAGTGGCTCTCCAGGCTCGGCAGCAAATACCTTGGCTCTAGCAGGAAACCAATATAGTGCTGGTGGATACACAGATCACACAGCATCTATTTATTTCCCAAGTGTTCCAACAAGAGTTTCTGCTTCCGACGGTGGTATTCCAAATCCTGAGAATTCCTTCTTCGGTGCAACAACTGCACAAAACTTGGCAGTAGAAAATATTAAGTTCCAAAAGGGCTATGGAGATTATCTTCGCTCTTACCCAACGGGGCTTCAATCTACTCTTACAGATTCTTGGGTATTCTCTCTTGATGATGTTGTCACTTCTGGTTCTGCAACTTCCTTCCACGAGTTTGGCTCTCGTGCAGCGGGAACTTCTGCAACAGCACAAGGAGCAGGATATAGAGCAATTCTTGATGCTGGTTATGACAGCTTCACTGCTCCAATGTTCGGCGGCTTTGACGGTCTAAATATTACAGAGCTTGAGCCATTTAGAAACTCAGGTATGTCTTCTTCGGATACTGAATTTACAAACTATGCTTTCAACTCTATCAAGCAATCGCTTCAATCCGTCGCAGACCCAGAAGTTGTTGAATACAATATTCTTGCGATTCCTGGCTTGACAAACACAAAGCTCACACAGCAAATGATTGATATTTGTGAAGACAGAGCAGACGCTCTTGCGATTATCGATCTTGAAAATGTATATGAACCATTTACTGAAAATACAGATTCTTATAGAAATAGAATCTCTACCCCATCTGAAGCAATTACATCACTAAGAGCAAGACAAATTGATTCCTCTTACGCATGTACTTACTTCCCATGGGCTCAGGCAAGAGATACTATCAATTCTAGACTTCTATGGGTTCCACCATCTGTAGTCGCTATTGGAACAATGGCTGGCTCTGAAGCTAAATCTGAATTGTGGTTTGCACCAGCAGGCTTCAATCGTGGTGGTCTCTCTACTGGCGCTGCTGGTATTCCTATCACAAACTTGACTTACAAGCTTACTTCCAAGGATCGCGACAATCTTTATGATGCGAATATCAACCCAATTGCTTCCTTCCCATCTGAAGGCATTGTGGTATTCGGACAAAAGACCATGCAAGTTCAAAAGTCTGCACTTGATAGAGTCAACGTCAGAAGATTGATGATCTACGTCAAGAAGGAAATTTCCAGAATTGCCGCAGGTCTCCTTTTCGACCAAAATGTCCAAACTACTTGGACAAGATTTACAAGCCAGGTTAATCCTTTCTTGTCAAGTATCCAATCAAGATTGGGTCTCACTGAGTTCAAGGTTGTTCTTGATGAGACAACAACTACACCAGACTTGGTTGATCAAAACATTATGTACGCAAAAATCTTCCTCAAGCCAGCAAGAGCTATTGAGTTCATTGCAATTGATTTCGTCATCACAAGATCTGGCGCATCTTTTGAGGATTAAAAAAAGTAGAACACTATTTAAGTAAAGAAGGAGTTATAAAAACATGGCATTCTGGACAGACGCGCAAAATAAAGATCCGAAAAGAGCATATAGATTTGTGGTTATCTTAGGCAATATGCCAAATGGTGCCACATGGTATGCTAAGACGGTAAAGAAGCCTGCACCAACAGTCAGTGAAACTGAGCACAGCTTCTTGAATCACAAGTTCTATTATCCTGGAAGAGTCGAGTGGGACACAGTTGAAGTCACACTTGTTGACCCAGTTAGCCCAGATGCCGCAGCCGCGACTGCTGCTATCTTGCAGGCAAGTGGTTATAATCCTCCTAGAAATGTTAACGATACACAAACCATGTCTAAGCAAAAGGCTGTCAATGCACTTGGCGGCGTAACAATTCAACAAATTGATTCTGATGGCAACGCTATGGAAACCTGGACTCTTTGGAATCCATTTATTACTGGCGTTACTTACGGAGATTTGTCATATGAATCCGATGAACTCACAGAGGTTTCGTTGACGATTAGATATGATTGGGCTGTTCTTGAAACGGCTAATGCTTCTGAGGCTGGCGGCGCTGCTGCTATCTTCAACGGAAAAGAGTTCTTCAAGCCAGGAACTGTTTAATAGATAAAACAATAGCAATTATACGCGAGGTGTTATTTGGCTAGAAATAAAGACAGGCTTGGACTGGGCGAAAGCCCAGAACAAAGCGACCCTGTTTCTGCTCTACAAGCTTCTGGAGGACCGCTTACGTTCTCCACACCTACGGAGTTTGTCGAGTTGCCATCGGGAGGGAGACACTACCCAGAGTCTCATCCTCTTTTTGGTCAAGAAACAATTGAAATCAGACACATGACTGCTAAACAAGAGGATATTCTTTCTTCAAAGACTTTGTTGAAGAAGGGCTTGGCTCTTGACAGATTCATGCAAAGCGTCATCGTTGACAGTAAGATCAATGTCCAAGATCTACTTGTTGGCGACAGAAACGCAATTTTGATCGCAGCAAGAGCAACAGGATATGGTGAAGAATATACAACACAAGTCACTTGTCCTTCTTGTGGTGAAACCTCAAGGTTCACTTTCGATCTCTCACAAAAATCCACGATTAAAGGAGGTGATGAACTAGAAAATGAAATAACTTGGACAAATAACGACACTTTTGTTGTAAAGCTGCCCGTGCTAAATGTCAATGTTGGCTTGCGCCTTTTGACTGGCAAAGACGAGCAGTACTTAACTAAGCTTTCCCAAAATAAAAGAAAGGGACAGCTTGGTGATACTTCCTTTACAGATCAGCTTAAAATGACAATTGCGTCTGTTAATGGAAGAGAAGACCAAGCTACTATCAATTCTCTAGTTAATAACCTTCCAGCAAAAGACTCTCGCTATTTGCGAACAGTCTACGCACAAGCTGTCCCCAATGTGGATCTGAGACAGTGGTTTGAGTGCTCCAATTGCTTCCACCAGGAAGAAGTGGAGGTTCCGCTCACAGCGGAGTTTTTTTGGCCTAAGTGATGAATATATCGAGAAGGTCTATGAAGAGATGTTCTTGATGAAATATCATGGTGGATGGTCTTTTATAGAGGCTTATAATCTACCAGTTCAGGTGCGAAGGTGGTTCTTGGGTCGTCTTGCAAGACAGTTTGAATCCGAGAAGAAAGAAATAGAAAAATCTCAAAAGAGATCAAAACGTTAATAAAGCCGAAAGCAAATCGTTTTCGGTTTTATTTTTTCAAAACTACTTATTATATAAAAAGAGGGCGTAATCGTGAAAGAACTCAATGAAGACGAACTAGTTGAACTTGTAATTGATTTTGAAGAACTAAAAAAGAATCAGTTAAATGAAAGTTTTTTAGCCATGTTTGGTGGTACAATCAAGCTCTTGCTAGATGCTATGTTTGCCCCTCCTTCTGGAACACCAAGTTATTATCAGTTTAAAGGGTCACAGGCAGATATTTCTGCATTTGCTCGTGCTCTTGGTGGAGAAAAGCGTTATATTCAAGCTGTAAAGAAGCATGGGCTTGATAATCCAAAAACTTTCAAATCTAAATCCTCTTTAGATAAAGCAATCAAATCTTTTGAAAAACAAACTGGAATCAAGTGGCCTTTCAAATAGAAAGCGTAGACAAGGACTTTAAGAACAAT